ATATTTTGGCAAAAATACCGAATTATCTAAAGAATTATGCATGTATACATCTTTAATTAAAGAAACATTTTCTAGCGAAGCCCAGGCATTTGAATATATTCGTACAATGAAATTAGCACATTCAAATTTGAATCAATCATTATTAAAACGTCAGCGATATAATTTGATAAAAGAAATTTCACAAAAGTTCCTTTTTGAAAACATGTCAAAAATGCATATACCAAACTATAAATCATTAGCATCTATTTGCATGATATTTGATAACGTTGAGACAGCAAATCCAAAACAATTATTAGAATGCAAATTTGTAATTTTTAATCATGGACGTAATACCAAATCTAATCAATTATTAACAAACGAAAAAGATCCAGTATTAGAAGCATTTAAATCACAATCTACAGATATGCGATTATTAACATACAAATTAATTGTAGATAAATTCAATCAAAAATATTCGGTATTAGACGAATCACAAAAGCAATTGTTAAATAAATACATTACCAATGTAAATGATACAACCGCATTAAAAGAATATATACAAACAATTATTCCTAAAATCAAAACTCAATTAGCTACGCAGTCAAAACAAATTACAGATACTGTTACTAAAATCAAAGTAAAAAAATTATCTGAAATGTTATGTACTGTAGAAAACATGAAAACTATTAAAGAATCTCATGTATTATCATTATTACGATATTTTGATCTAATTCGAGAATTAAAAGAAATTCATGTATGAAATCATTAATATCAGAAATGTCTAAATATTTTCATGAACTTGAAGAAGATACTTGTAGCAATTGTAGCAATTCAATTGATGACTGTATGTGTGAATCTGATTTAGACGAACAAAACGTAACGGGTGCAATTGCCGGATATAATACCCCAGGCGCATTTACTTCAGAAAAGAATTTTAAAAAGAAAAAATTCAAATATGAAAATGTAAATAAACTACCGGAGCAGAAATTAGATAAAACTAGTAACATATATGAAAAAGTACAAGAATCAATGGATTCAAAGTACGAACAACTTATTGAGTCATATCGTAAATTTACTACAGATGGTGCAAAAACAACGCCAGAAGATAAAGTTAAACGTACAATTAAAGATGTTGCAATTAAACTGCAAGAAATTGAACGACTAGTAAATTATAGTTCTCGATTAAAAACAGAATCTGGAATAACTAGAGAAGGATACGGAACATCAGTTAATGGATCATTAACAAAAATTGCAGAACGATTAACAAAAATAGCAGAACGAGTAAGATCATTAGGAGAATAAACAATGTCAAAACAACTAATATTAGAATATATGCCATTCAAACCATTTGAGTCATTATCAGAATCATCTGGAGCTGCATATGGAGTACCTGGAGGTGTTGTTGTACAAGGTGTTTTACAACGTGCATCTGCAAAAAATCAAAATGGTAGAATTTATCCTAGAAATATCTTAGAACGAGAATGCAAACGATATCAACAAGAATATATAGATCAACATAGAGCATTAGGCGAATTAGATCACCCAGAATCATCTGTAGTTAATTTAAACAATGTTTCACATAATGTTTTAAAGATATGGTGGAAAGGCGATGATTTATGTGGAGCTGTACAAATCCTAGAAACACCAAGTGGTAAAATTCTTAAAGAACTTTTTAAAGCTGGTATTACATTAGGAATTTCTAGTAGAGGTTTAGGCTCAGTTAAAGAACTGCGTAGTGAAGGCACCGTCGAAGTACAAGAAGACTTTGAATTAATATGTTGGGACTTTGTATCTAATCCATCAACCCAAGGCGCTTTTATGCGACCTACGCACATGCACGAATCGGTAGGTAAACAATCTACCGCAAATAAATATAATAAAGTAAACAGTATCATTACATCGATTTTGTGTGATGACGGTAAATGCAGGATATAATATGAACTCACCAAATTTAAAAAGAATTTTAGAAATGATCACTGAAGATCAACCACAACCATTAACTAAACAAGAAAAACAAGAATTTACAAATCAAGTTAAACGGTTTAGTGAAATGAATCAATCAGTTTACGGAAATGGCGATCTTCAATCTTTAACAGATCGTGTTAAAGACATGATCAACAAAGCTGAACAAATTACAACAGAAGCTGGAGATTGGTTTGATAATGTAACAATTAAACGTCACATGAAAAACTTGAATGATTCATATCGTGTATTTGAATCAACAGCAAAAGAAATGAGCCAATTGCAACAACGTTTAAGTGCAGCATATGAAGATATTGCACAAGGATTAAATAAATACTTTGATGTTAATTAATTTGGATTTTTAAATAAAAAATATTATAATATATAGGTAAAATGATGACTCGAATCAAACAAATGTATAAAGACTTTTTTGGCTATCGACTTAATGAAGCAGCATATGTTCCATACAACATAATGGATTTTGCTAAAAACAAAGGATCTTATGCAGTAGCGCTTGTCAAGAAAGCAGCAACATGGGCAGAAAAGTCAGGCAAACGAATCAGCGGTGGAACTGCTATTGGTAAAAACTATAGCACTATTATTTTAGATATGAAACATCAAGGAGCTGAAATTTATATTAATCTTGATAATGAAACTATTGAATTATATGGCGAAGAAGTTTATGATGCAAAATCATTTGCTCAGGTATTTAAAACCATGTCCGATCCTAACAATATTATATTTTCAATTAATGACGAAAAATTGGACGACATATTACGGGCAAATCATAGCAGAGAATTAGAATACAAAGAAGATATAACGGGCGATGTATATTATATATTACCAATAAAAGAATTTGATCGATTTATTGATTATGCAGATTCTGCAGGATATGATGTAGATTATGAAAATTCTGAAGATTCAGTAATTTATGTTGCAGACGCTGAAATTAAATTACGTGAACAAACCACCGGAACAATTTCAACTAAAGATCCGAAGCAAGCTGAAGAACTTGCAAAAAAAGGAATCAACGTTAGTTTGTCAGAAGATGAATTAGAAGAAGCTCAGCTTATTAATCATATGACTGATTATCGAGGCGGCATTGAATATGTAGTACGTGATGTTGCAGAAGCACAAGCAGTTTCACAAAATATTCAACAATGGTCCGAGAAAAAAGGATTTACCGTTGTTAACAAGAAAATTTCAAAATCAGGTCGAGTTGGATATTTTTATTTTAGACTAGGCGAAAACCCATCACAAGAATCACAAAAGATACAAGGATATATTTCACAAATGCCAAGCATTAAACATTTTAGATTCCGCGTAAGATCACAAAATTCTAGACCAACACAACCAACGCCAGATATGGTATAAACAATTTATTAAACAAGTTATATGAGTAAAAAACAAAAACAACATCAAGCAATTGTCCCAGGCAATACATTAGCAGTAAAAGTTACCGGATCATCTCGAGAAGATTTAGCATATGCCCTTAAAGCATGGAAACGCAAAATAAAATCATCAGGAATTTTAGAAGAAGTAAAAGAACGAAAAGAATTTATTAAGCCTAGCGTTAAAAAAAGAAAACAATTACAAAATGCAAAATTTATGCAAATGGTAAGAAATTTACACGCAAATTAAAATTTAATTGATTTAAAATATAAGCCCCTTCTTAAAAAGTTGGGGCTTTTTTACTGATTTTTTATTTTTGCTTATATTTATTTTAGAATACGCTATTACAACATATATAGCGTTTACCGACAATTAAAATATTCTATTAAGATTTCAAATAATCTTATTTCCAAAAACAAATTTAAGGAGAAAAACTATGGCAAAATCAGATTTGCTAAAAGAAGCAATTGCCGACGCTCGTGCTGTTAAAGAAACTGCATTAGCAAACGCAAAAATTGCTTTACAAGAAGCATTCGCTCCCCGCTTAGAAAGAATGTTAGCTACAAAACTAACAAATGAAATTGAGGGTGAAGAAGAATTGCAAGAACCAAATTTGGATGATATGGGTGACGATGTCCCTGTAGAAGACGAAACAACAGATGGTGCTGTTAATTGGGTCGACAATGATATTTCATTTTCAGTAGGTGGAAACACTTATGATGCTGAGATTGATAATTCAATGGAAGACGAACCAGATCTGGAAAAACCAGAAATGGGTGGTGAAGAAGAAGCACCAATGTCAAATGACGAAATGTCAGACGAGTACAATGAAAACTATGAGATGGATGAAGATCTAAATCTTGAAGCAATCATTCGCGAGTTAGAAGGCGATTTAGACGAACCAGAAATGGAAGAACCAGAAATGGAAGAGCCAATGATGGAAGGCGAGGAATATGCTGAAGAAGACGATTCGGATATGAACATTGATGAAATCATTGAATCGATCCTACGTGAAGAAGAAGACGGCGATATACCTACATCAGATGCAGGTCCGGATCCGGAAGAAGTTGCTGAGTTGGAAGAAAAACTTGAAGATACTGAAGAAAAACTTGAAGAAGCTTATAATACAGTTCGTCAATTGAAATCTATTATCAACGAAGTTAATCTTTTAAATGCAAAACTTCTTTACACAAACAAATTGTTTCGCAATTTTGAATTGTCAGAAAATCAAAAAATGAAAGTAATTGAAAATTTTGATAGAGCTGGTAATACAAGAGAAGTGAAATTAGTATTTAGTACGTTAGCTGAATCATTTAAACGTCCAACAACAAAGAAACGTGTAGTTAAGGAATCATATGCATCTAGACCAGTTGCAACAACGGCTCCTAAATCTACAAATATCATTAATGAAGGATTTGATCAAGCAGAACGATGGAAAAAATTAGCAGGATTGCTATAAACATTTTAAAAAAAAAGGAAAACAAAAAATGAGTATTTCAAATTTATTACAAACTAACGACTTCGTTCAAAGAAACAATGCTAAATTAGCAGTTTCTAAATGGGAGAAGACAGGTTTGTTAGAAGGTCTTAGAACCGAAACAGAAAAAGCCGGTATGGCTCAATTGCTTGAGAACCAAGCAAGACAATTAGTAAAAGAAGCATCATCTACAGGAACAACTGCAGGATCAGAAGAATGGGCAGGAGTTGCTCTTCCATTGGTTCGTCGTATTTTTGCTGAATTTGCTGCAAAAGAATTCGTATCAGTTCAACCAATGAACCTGCCATCAGGTCTAGTATTTTACTTAGACTTTAAATATGGTACAGCTCAACCAGGATTTGATGATGATAACTTAAACAGAACAGGTGATCCATTTGGTAGCCCTAACGCATTAGACTCTTTATTTGGCGTAACAACTACAGGTTCAGATGCAGCAGGCGGTTTATATGGTGCAGGTCGTTTTGGTTATTCATTGAATGATTACACTTCAAGTACATTAGCATCAGCCACAACAACTAGTACAGGATCAGGTTTAGGCTTACCAGCTTCTTCATCTTTTAACCAAGATAGTAACTATACTAGCAATACTGCTGGATACAAAGTAGTTACAGTTAATGTGCCAACCGATGCTGATTTATATTCAGTTCGTGCATGGACATTTGCTTCGGGATCAGGATTGACTGAAATTGTACCAGTTCAAGCATTCTCTACAATTACTAGTAACTACACTGCATCGTTTGTTGTA